CTGTCCATCATGGACAGCGCGTGGCGCGCTGACCTGTTTAGCTTCGCGATGCACCGCACCGTTAACGTGGCGCACGGTAGCGCGGAGAAGCGCAAGAAGATTATCGCGCAGCGGCCCGACTTTCTCATCATCAACTACGATGGCGTAGAGATTGTGCGGGACGAGATTGCCGCTGCGGGGTACGACCTCATCATCGTGGATGAAGCGACGCACTACAAGAACGCGCAGAGCAAGCGGTGGAAAGTGCTGAACTCTCTGGTGGGGCCGGATACTTGGCTGTGGATGATGACTGGCACCCCGGCAGCGCAGGGGCCAGAAGATGCCTACGGCCTAGCTAAGCTGGTCAACCCCACGGCTGTACCGCGCTTCTATGGGTCGTGGCGCGACATGGTCATGTACAAGGTGACGCAGTTCAAGTGGAAGCCCAAGGATAGCGCGACGGAACTCGTGCACCGGGCGCTACAGCCCGCCATACGGTTCACCAAGGAAGAGTGCCTAGACCTGCCCGACATGCTCTACACCAAGCGGGAAGTGGCGCTCACAAAGCAGCAAGAGCGATACTACCTGAAGCTGAAGCAGCAGATGATGTTAGAGGTGGATGGCGAGTCCGTCACCGCTGTCAACGCTGCGGTGAACATGAACAAGCTGCTTCAGATCAGTGCCGGTGCTGTCTACACCGACGAAGGCGAGGCAGTAGAGTTCGACATTAAGAACCGCTACGATGTCCTCAAGGAAGTCATCGCCGAAAGTAGCCAAAAGGTGCTGGTGTTTGTGCCGTTCAAGCACGCCATCGACCTAGTGACCAACAAGCTACGGGCTGACGGTATCACCGCCGAAGTCATACGTGGCGATGTGAGCGCCTCTGCGCGGACGGACATCTTCCGCAGATTCCAGACCACGCCCGACCCCAAGGTGCTGGTCATCCAACCGCAGGCTGCGGCGCACGGCGTTACCTTGACCGCTGCGAACACCGTCGTATGGTGGGCCCCCACCCCGTCACTGGAGACTTACGCGCAGGCAAACGCGCGCGTACACCGCACCGGCCAGAAGCACAAATGCACCGTGGTGCAGCTTCAGGGGTCCGGGGTAGAGCGCCGCGTGTACTCATTGCTCGACGACAAAATTGATGTACACACAAAACTCATCGACCTTTACAAGAACCTGCTTGACTAACAAACCAGATGCTATTAAACAGCATCTAATAACACACGAGGAGAACACCAATGGACGCAGAAGTTCACGAAGAATCGCCGTCTGGACTCTCGCTGGACGCGCTGACCCGCATCTACATCAAGATCAGGGACAAGCGTGCGGAGATTAAGTCCGCATTCGAGGAAGAAGATGCGAAGCTCGTAGGTCAGCTGGACGCCATCAAGAGCGAGATGCTGGAGCACTGCAAGACACACGGCGTGGACAGCGTGCGCACGAGGGCGGGGCTGTTCTACCGCACCGTGAAGACCCGCTACTGGACAAACGATTGGGAGTCCATGCACGCGTTCGTCATGGAGCACCAAGTGCCCGAGTTCTTCGAGAAGCGCCTCAACCAATCGGCGGTGAGGCAGTTTCTTGAGGACAACCCCGACCTGCATCCTCCGGGCCTGAACACTGACTCGGAGTATGTGATAACCGTGAGGAAGAAGTAATGAACCCCTTTGTGACTATCGAAGACCTATCGAAGCACTTCAATGTGTCTGAGTCCACCGCCCGCATATGGGTACGGAACGGACACATCCCGAAGGATGCCTACATCAAGATCGGAAACGTCTATCGCTTCGATCTGGAGAAGGTAGTGACGGCCCTAACGACTGCACCGAAGCAACTTGAACTCGATCTGGAAAACTGAGGAGAACTACAATGGGTGAAATGACCCTCTTTGGCGGCAACAACCCGCTTGCGAACAGCGACCTCTTCAAGGCGCTGAAGGACATGAACAAGACCCTCGCCGGTGGTGGTGGCGGCGGTGGGGGCAAACGCATCAGCATCAAGGGCGGCAAGTTCCGCATGATTGTGGGCGGCGAGCAGGTGTCTGTCTCCAAGGACGACAGCATGAACATCGTGGTGGTTAACGCTGCCCCGGTGTCGCGTACCTTCTATGAGGGCGTCTACGACCCGAACACTCCTGCCGCTCCGTCGTGCTGGTCCACCGACACCCGCGTGCCTGCTCCCGAGGTTCCCGCAGCGCAACGTAAGGCGTCGTCCTGCGCGCAGTGCCCGATGAACATCAAGGGGTCTGGGCAGGGTAATAGCCGCGCGTGCCGCTTCAATCAGCGGTTGGCAATCACGCTCGAAGGCAAGCCCAACGAAGTCTATCAGCTTCAGCTCCCGGCTACGTCAATCTTTGGCGAGGCTGATGGTAAGAAGATGGGCATGCAAGCGTACGCCAAGTTCCTCGCCGCGCACGACACACCGATCATTGCAGTGATGTCGCAGATGTACTTCGACGAGAACAGCGAGACGCCCAAGCTGTTCTTCACGGCAGTGCGCCCACTGGACGAAGCTGAGTTCAAGGCGGCGATTGCCGCCAAGGACAGCGAGGAAGCCATCAACGCCATCACGTTGACCGTGTCGCAGACGGACGGCGTGCAGAAGAAGTCGGCGGGTGGCACCGAGAGCTATAACCCCAAGAAGGACGCTATCGAGATCGTCGACGCTGAGGAAGAGCCGAAGAAGGCCACCTCGGCCAAAGACCCGGCACCCGCGCCCAAGGCCGACCTCAAGGCGCTTGTTTCTGACTGGGACGACGAGTAACCTCGGCTTCTCCCTGCGGCGGGGCATAATAAAAACAGCCCCGCCGCTAACCCCTAAGATGAGTGGCGGCTCATGGACACATCCACGTTCCTACAGGGTGTGCTCGGCACAGAAGGCTATTACTGTGTCTGGGCATTCAAAGAACAGAAGATGGTGCAGAAGTTCTACGGCACCATAGAAGAACTCCAGAGCGCGGCAGAGAACTTTAACGACAACGGCTTCGAGACCTACTACGCCCTCGGCACTTTCGAGGAAGCGGGGTCACGCGAGGCCGACAACGTCAAGCAGCTGCGCGCGTTCTACATGGACTTGGACTGCGGCGTGCACCTCAAGAAGGGCACCCCCAAGGACTTCCCCGACCAACAGACAGCGATCACCGCGCTACGAGAGTTCTGCAAGACCGTCGGCCTTCCACGCCCGTTGCTCGTCAACTCCGGCTACGGTGTGCACGTCTACTGGCGGCTTGCTGCACCTGTCACGCTGTTAGAGTGGCTCCCTATCGCTGAGCGACTCAAGGCGCTCGCGCTATACCACGGCTTCAAGGCAGACAAGAACGTCACCGCCGACGCCGCCCGGGTACTGCGTGTGCCGGGGACCAACAACTACAAGGGAGATACCCCCGCGCCAGTATCGGTATTGGGGGTCTCCCTACCGGAACCGGCCCTCTTCGAGGCTTTTGCGGCGCTGGTAAACGCCGCTCCTCTGCCCGGCAAACCAGTTTCCACGAACAAGTTCACGCCACGACCGGCCAACAGTCCGCTCATGGACGCGCTGATCGGCAAGCGCGAAGCCCGGTTCAAGACCATCCTTGAGAAGACCGCCGAGGGCAAAGGCTGCGCGCAGCTCGCCTACGTCATCCAAGAGCAGGAGACGATGTCCGAGCCCATGTGGCGCGCGGGTCTGTCGATAGCGGCGTTCTGCTCAGACGGGGAGAAAGCCGCGCGGATCATGTCTGAGGGCTACCCTGAGTATGACTCTGAGGAGATGCGGTTCAAGCTAAGCCGCATTAAGGGGCCGTATCTCTGCACGCGTTTTGACGAGTACAACCCCGGCGTATGCGTCAGCTGCCCCAACTGGAACAAGATCAAGTCACCCATCGTCCTCGGCCAGCAGTACAAGGAAGCCACCGAGGAAGAGAACACCGTGGTTGTGCCGAGCAACGAGCCGAGCCAACCGGCGCAGGTCTACAAGATACCCCCATACCCCAAGCCATATTTCAGAGGATCAGGCGGCGGGGTGTTCATACGGCAGACAGATAACGATGGGGAGGTTATTGAACGCTGTGTCTATATTAACGATTTATACGTAGTGAAGCGCATCGTAGACCCAGAGGTAGGCGACTCCGCGCTCTTTCGCCTGCATCTACCCAAAGACGGCGTGCGGGAGTTCGTAATCCCCAATCACGTCGGGACATCGAAGGACAAGTTCCGCGAGGCGATCTCCTCTGCGGGTATATACGCAATCGGCAACGAAGTGGATGCACTGATGAGGTACACACAAGCGTGGGTTAA